TAGTAAATACTACAGGAGCATTTTTATCAAAGGGCATCGTCCCGGGAGATGTGGTTACAAACTTGACAACAGGATTAGTTACTACTGTCGTAGCTGTTTTAAACAACACCACAATTCAGTTGGCATCAAATATATTTTTAGCCACACCTAATTCGTATGCAATATTTTCTTCAGCAACAATTGTTCAAGCTGAGAAAGTAAGCAATGGAAAAATAAGTTTGTTGAATAATTCAAATCTTACTGCTCCATCTATTCAATTTCCTTCTTATACTTTACAAGGAGAAGTAATTACAATGTATCCAAATTCTATTCAGAACAAAGGACAAGTTGAATGTATTTACTTTAGATTTCCTAAAACCCCTAAATGGACGTATATTAACTTGTCAAGCGGAGAGCCTGTATTTGACCAATCACAGCCTGACTATCAAGACTTTGAGCTTCCTGCTGAAGATGAGTACAAGTTAGTTTCAAGAATACTTCAATATTGTGGTATGTCTATCAGAGAAACTGAGGTGGTACAATTTGGAGTTGGTAAAGAACAACAAGAGCAGAACCCATAAAAAGATAAGACATGGCATACATATCACAGTACGATTATTATGAGAATGGAGGAGCATCTCCTGAGAATGCCAATTGGGGCTCATACCAATACATTAGCCTACAGGATATTGTAAATAATTTCTTGTTGATGTACTCAGGAAACCACTCTTTGGTAAACAACGAGGAGCGTTACAAGATTTTGTTTCACGCTAAGCGTGCAATACAGGAGTTGAACTATGATGCATTCAAAGAAATAAAAGTTCTTGAGCTTGTTGTTCCTGATAACCTGAAGTTTGTGTTCCCATCTGACTATGTCAATTGGGTTAGGATTTCATTGTATCAAGATGGATGGCTTAGACCTTTGTCTGAGAACATTCAAACTCTTTCAGCTAGAGCGTATCTACAGGACAATAAAGGAAGAATTCTATTTGACGAAGAGGGAAATGCATTGTCTCCTGAGTACTCAACGATTGACTTTGATAATATTACTAAAATCAAGAAGAGCATTTACCTAAATAAAGCCAATCAATTCTATGGTAGCGAAGGATGGAACTATGATGGGATGTGGTATTTTGAAGGGAACATTGGTGCTGCTTATGGTTTAAATACAGAGACTGCAAACTTCAATCCTACATTTAATATCGATAGAAAAGCAGGAGTTATCAACTTTGATTCTCCTATGGCAGGACGTGAATGTATTTTAGAATACATTTCAGATGGAATGGAGCAAGGAGATAATTCTAAGATTACTGTAAATAAGTTATTTGAAAAATACATTTACGCATATATTCAGTATGAAATTCTGAATAGCAAGCTAGGAGTTCAAGAATATATTGTGGCACGTGCTCGTAAAGAGAAGTCTGCTCTATTGAGAAACGCCAAGATTAGAATCAGTAATATTCATCCCGGAAGACTCTTGATGAACTTGAGAGGATTAGACAAGCAAATTAAATAAGATGGTAAAGATTAGCAGAAACTTCGCAGCAGGAAGAATGAACAAAGTCTATGACGAAAGAATCATTCCTGACGGAGAATACATTAATGCTATGAACATCAGAATGGGTTCTACCGAGAACTCAGAGATTGGTGTTATTGAGAATACCAAGGGTAATTTGCCTTTGACTTCTTTGTCATATATTGATGGGACACCGCTTAGTGCTTCTGCTAGATGTATTGGTGCTATTGAGAATAGCGCTACAGAAACTTTGTATTGGTTTGTTCACGACCCGAACTTTAGCGTTGGTGCTACAGGTAAGTTAGATTTGATTGTGTCTTTTAATGTGAACACAAAAATACTGACATACCATGTAATTAGCATTAATGATGGAGGAGGAATAAACACCACACTTAACTTTAATTCTAGTTATCTAATTACAGGTGTAGATATCTTGGACAATAAGCTATTGTTTTTTACAGATGATTACAATGCGCCAAGATGTATAAATGTTGAAAAGAACTATGCTAACCCTGTTTCTAATATTGATGGATTTAGTTCTGAGTCAATACTAGTAATAAAGAAGCCACCTGTTGAATCTCCTAGTATTCAACCTTTTGTTAATAACGGACAAGAGAACTACTTGGAAACTAGATTTATATGCTTTGCATATAGATACAAGTATGCAGATGGAGAATACAGCGCCACATCACAATGGTCTGCCCCTGCATTTATTCCTAAAGCTTTTAACTTTAGCGTTGACAGCTATTTGAATGAAGGGATGACAAACTTTTGTAATGCTGTAAAAATATTTTATAACTCGGGCGGTCCGCTTGTAGTTGGCATTGACCTACTATTTAAGAGGGCTGATGGAAATATTATTAAAGTTATTGAGAAGTTAGATAAAGCTAATTTAGGATTAATTAACAATTACGTATATGAGTATGTATTTACTAATAGCAAGATTTTTACAATCCTTTCTGAGGCTGAGCTACTAAGACTTTATGACAACGTACCTCGTTTTGCTAAGGCTCAAACAATCATGGGCAACCGACTTATGTACGGCAACTATGTTGAAGGGTATGATTTGATTGATGCAAATGGAGAACCTTTAAAGTTTGAGTATACTACTGAATTAGTATCCACAGATATTGGAGTAGTAAATATCGATACTGAACTTCAGTCTAGTAACTACTCTATTAATGGAGCTGTAAGCGTTCCTAATTCAACTGTATTTATAGACTTAGAAGGTCAGGACTTAAATGAAGGCTCGGCTATTAGTATTGATTTAACTATAGAGCATCAGCAATTTACAGGTGACACCCCTTTTCCTACTGAAACAACAGAGGGGGTAAGATTAAACTTTTCTTATTTCCTTACTAGAAGCTATGATTCTGTATATGCTTTAGCTTCTAGCATAGATTTTCAAGATGCAATAGGAACTGCCTCTAATATAGAAACAGTTGATGATTCATGTAATGGTGTGACATTTACAGACCAATTCAATTGTGCATTGCCAAATGATTTATCTACACTTCAAAAAATATCTAGTGGTATAAGCTCTGCAAATCAAGCAATTGGTATTATTACATCTCCTGCTAGTAAGCAAATAGGTTTTCAACTTCTTGCAATGAAATATGTTGATGACCCTGTTACTCCAACTCAGGAGGTATATGAGTACTACAGCATATCTTTTTCTCAAGCCACATTCCAAGAAGTAGCAAATACTCAAAGTCTTCATAGCAATAGAGACTATGAGATTGGCATTGTTTACATGGATGAGTTCAACAGAGCTAGCACAGCTTTAGTTAGCCCTAATAATACTGTTCATATTCCTTGTGGATTATCAGCTTCTAAGAATTCTATTTATGTAAATATACCAATTCAACAAAAGCCTCCTGTTTGGGCTACAAGATACAAGTTCGTTATCAAGCCTGATGAAGAAAACTATGAAACAATTTATTGTAACATATTCTTTGAGGACCCTGAGAGTAACAATGCTTACTTCTTATTAGAAGGAGAGAACTCTCGTAAGGTTGAGGTTGGAGATAGACTTATTGTAAAGGCTGACTCAGAAGGACCAACCAACAATTGTGTTTATGCTACAATTCTTGAGAAGGATTCACAGCCTTCAGGTTTTATTGAGATTCCAAGTAAGAATGACCCTGATGTATTAATCCCTGTTCCTGCAGGCGTATACGCTAAGATTAATCCTAATAGCTTTAGCATTGTTCAGGATGAGAATGCGATTATTGCCCCGGGAAAGATAAGCGTAAAAGAAAAAAGAGGCGGAGAATATCCTGAATTATTATACCCTATGAACATAGAGGGTACTGATGCTGATAACCCTTCTTGGACTTTTGTAGATTATGATGTTCCTGCGGGAAGTAGAATCATTATGTCTATAAAACAGTTCAGAGGAGGCTCAGGCAATAATTGTGAGGAAAGAAGGAACACTCTTGAAAAAACTTTCACTTCTCAAAACACATACGATAATATGTATGATTGGTTTGTTGGTGAAAATATTGAGAGCTATCTAAATGATGGGATAAAAATAGTTGGTGGTGGAGGATGTGAGATTCAAAATGTGTTTCAAGGATTAACAACTAATTTAATTCTTGACCCAATTGGTCCTCCTACTGTTTGTACTAACTATTACAAATTTTATAGAAACCTTACAACTAATCAACTTCAGTTTCTAGTTACAGGCACAATTTCTTGCGAAGGAGCAGGACTAAAACCAAGGGCTAGAGATTCCAATATTGAAGTTAATTTCACGGTATTCCGTGCTGACAATAGTGTAATATTTGAGACTCAGCCATCTGAGGCTTTGCCTGATGTATTCTTTGAGAATGATATGTCATTTGCTATTGTAAATGGAAATCATCAAGGGAACATTCAAAACCAAAATATTAACTTGGGTATTCCCGCTATTATTGATACCAAGTTCTTCAACTGCTTTGCATTTGGAAACGGTGCAGAAAGCTATAAGATTAGAGACTCATTGGTTGGTAACTACTTTAGACTTGGCAACAGAGTAACTAGCGTTTCAGCTCAAGACTATAAGGCGGCAGATAGATTTGCTGATATCACTTATAGTGGTGTATACAGCGCAGAATCTAATGTAAATAAGTTGAATGAGTTCAACCTTGGTCTACTTAACT